CCCGAATACACTGACGCAGACAATAAAGTCCCAAAGAAATACCACGCCGAATTGAAAGCGTGGCAAAGTGCTTGGGAAAACGAACAAAAGGAAACCCAATCATGAGAACTAATTGGCGCGATGGCGGTGGCTGTTACCCGCCGGGATCAGATACACCGGATGCACCGTGGAATCAGAAAGACATCGAAGTCACTGATGAACAACTCGAAACCGCAGAGTCAGAGGTTTGGTTCTTGCTCAACTGGAACGAGAACGAAAACCCCGATGTCTGCATGTCAAATGTACTGGATATGATTCAGAGCGTTTGCCCGCGGGATTATTTCGATCAGGATTTCGAGTTAATTTTGGAGGCAATGGAAATCAACAATGAAAAGCACGGGATAACGGCCGCGCTGAATCTTATGCCCCAAGCACGCCGAAACCAGATTAAGACCTACGCGGAAGCATGGGTCGATGACCGGGCAGAAGATTTGGCCCGTGAGGGTTTCTAATAATATTCGCCACCCGCTAGGGTATAATATATTTGTCAGGTTTTGAATTGTCCCTCAATCCTTTGCCTGACACTCCAGTAGAACCGGCCCTTCGGGGCCGGTTTTTTATGCCGGGATAGATTGCGTGATACACTTGCTGAAAATGAATGAATGAGTACTGGAGCAATGCCACTCAGAATAAAACAAATGGCGACAAATGCGCTCAAGCCTTACGAACGCAACGCCAATGTTCACCCGGAAAACCAGATAAGACAGATAGCTAATTCTATTCGGGAGTTCGGATTCAATAATCCAATTCTGGTCGATGCAGATGGCGGCATCATTGCAGGCCACGGACGTTATGAAGCAGCCCTTTCAATAGGACTCGAAAAAGTCCCGACCGTTTGCCTTGACCACCTTACCGACGAGGAGAAACGTCAGTACATCATAGCCGACAATAAAATCGCCCAAAACGCCTATTGGGACGAACGCATGTTGGCCTCTGAATTACAGCTTCTGAACAATAATTTCGATTTAATGGGTTTCGAAGAAGGCGAAGCCGAAACCCTTATGCTTGAAAATATCGACACATCTGACATGCCCGACACGATGGAAGACACCATCGATAAAGGTTCGCTTCTGCAACTGACCTCGGTAGCGGTCGGAGAACCTAAAAACAAAGTGTTCCACGGACAGCACTGGAAACTTGGCGGGTCGCATGATCTTCTGATTCGCTCCGTCATATCAGAGAGCCAATATTGGCGAGAACTCTTATTCGATAATAGTATGTTCTGCCCCTACCCGAACCCGCTGACCGCTCTGTCTATCAAAGCCGAGTCATATCATTTGCTGCTGGTTCAGCCGGACACCTACATTGCAGGCCATATGCTCGACCAGTACGAAGCCGTTAAAGGAACCGGGTCAGTGGTATTGATTCAATGAAGGCAACGGCTGGCAACTGGTCCCCGGACGAGGAGAACGTTTATTTTATTGCCTCAAGTACCGGCAACCTCGACAACGATTCGCACGATCATATTCTGATAGCCGTCAATGAAATCATGACCGAAGGAGGTCTGGATGTCATTAAGCGGTTTATTTCCGAGGGAAAGTCCGTCCTGCTCGATTCTGGAATATTCAATCTTACAAACGAACATGTCAGAAAACATGGCGTGACAATGGATCAAGCCCTTGCCCTTCCACCGGATGAAATCGACGGATTCGATAAGTTGTATAAACGATACCGGGAAATCATTGATGAAATCGGAGACAAGGTCTGGGGCTATATCGAACTCGATCAGGGCGGCAGAGAAAATAAAATCATTACCCGGCAAAAGCTGGAGAGGACCGGTTGCCGACCGATGCCGGTATATCACCCATTAAACGATGGATGGGATTATTTCGATTATCTGGCAAAACGTTATGACCGAATATGCTTCGGAAATATCGTACAGGCAGACCGACCGACCCGGTTGCGCTTGATCCACACAGCATGGGAACGGAAAAAGAAGTACCCGAAGCTCTGGATTCACTTGCTCGGCATGACCGCAAATCAATGGTTGCTGGCCCTTCCAATCAATTCGTGCGACTCATCGTCGTGGATATCATCCCTAAGATGGGGAACCCTCAACGCCCCGGCAGCAAATGCCCCATTTTCAAACATGGCAAGCGAATACATATACCGCCGGGATGTACCAACCGATCACCCGGGAGGATGGGATAAAGCCAACGCCCTGTGCGCCTACAATGCCCATTTCCGACAAGAGGTCTGGAGATCAGCACTCCGTGACCGCAGAGAACACCTATGAAGGCAAAAATCTTTGTGCGCTTCCGAAAGTCAGGTTTTCATCAGTGGCTGCAAGCACCACGACGCCGAGAGTATCTGGCCTATCGCCACCGGCACCTGTTCCACATTGAAGTAGCTTGCCATGTCGACCACGATGACCGGGAAATCGAATTCCACGATTTGCTGGACTTTGCAGAACAGAACATCGAAATCGGAGGACCGCGGTCATGCGAACACATGGCCCGGGAACTCATAGAAAAATTAGTAGCCGAATATAATCGGCCGTTTGAAGTCACAGTTTCAGAGGACGGGGAATGCGGAGCAACAGTAAGCCAGCTTTGACGTTTGCGAATGAGGCTCTTTCCCTCAACGCCAAAGAACGTGCAGCCATAAAAAAAGAAGTGGAAATCGCCTTCGATGGCGTCCTTGCTGCCCTACGCATTGACACCGAACACGATCACAATACCCGGGAAACAGCAAAACGGGTCGCCCGGATGTACGTTGATGAGATATTCCGCGGCCGATTTCATCCTATGCCGAAAGTTACCGAATTCCCAAACGTTAAAAAACTGGATGAAATTTATACAACCGGCCCTATCACGATACGATCAGCCTGTTCGCATCACATGGTACCAATTACCGGAATCGCCTATATCGGAGTGATTCCCAATAACAAATTGATTGGACTTTCTAAATTCAACCGATTGACAGAATGGGTTATGTCCCGGCCACAAATTCAGGAAGAAGCAGCCGTCCAACTTACAGACCTGATCGAGTCACTCATTAACCCGCGAGGACTCGCCGTTGTTATCCGGGCAAAGCATATGTGTTTGACACTTCGTGGTGTACGAGAGCAGGATTGTGAAATGACGACTTCAATCATGCGCGGCATATTTCGAGAGTCTAATACCTCACGAAATGAATTTTTGCAGCTGATCCAATGATTACCGCTACGCGATACCACGACATAAGCGCAGGCCACCGGGTCGCCGGCCACGAAGGAAAGTGTCAGTTCTTCCACGGGCACAATTATCGGATTCACTTCACTATCGAAGGTGGGCTGGATGAATTGGGCCGGGTCATAGATTTCGGAGTTATAAAAACCCTGCTGTGTGAATGGCTCGAAATACATTGGGACCATAAATTCCTGATGTGGGAGCAAGACCCGTTGCTGTCTATGCTACCTGAATGTTTCGAGAATTCGTTGACGCTGGTCCCTTTCAACCCAACAGCGGAAAACATGGCAGGGTTTTTACTTCACACCATCGGCCCGGATCAGCTACCGAACCATGTACGGCTGGTCAAAGTTCAAATAGACGAAACCCGGAAATGTAGCGCAGAGGTAAAATTGTGATTCCTATCAATGAAATATTTGTGACCATTCAGGGCGAGGCATCGCACACCGGAACACCGGCTGTGTTTATCCGAACCCAAGGTTGTAACGTCGGCTGTGGATGGTGTGACACAAAATACACATGGGAATTGGAAGAAGCCGATCAATCCCTTACATTATCAAAAATGCACGAAAAGCCTCAAAACTGGAAACCCATGCACGAAGATGAAATTGTCGGGCACGTCCGCCGACTCGCTGGTCCGAATATATGGCATGTCGTTATATCCGGGGGAGAACCCCTGATGCACGACCTTTCGAATCTTGTCGAACAGTTACTTGAAAATGAGTTCACCGTTCAAATAGAAACCAGCGGAACCGAAGAACTGCCCGCTTATGCCGAACTCTGCTGGATAACCTGTTCACCGAAGTTCGATATGCCCGGCAATCTGGAGGTTATTCAAAACACCTTGACCAGCGCAAATGAGATCAAGCTGCCCGTCGGGAAAATGAAAGATATCGAACGGTTTGACATAGCAATTGAAAACTATCCTGACTTTTCACTTCCGCCCATATTCCTGCAGCCCCTTTCACTATCACGCAAAGCAACCGAGTTGTGTGTTACTGAATGCATGAAACGTGGATGGTATCTTTCCCCACAGACCCATAAATTTGTTAATATCCCGTAATCATGGGTGCACGCGTCGAAATTACTCCCGCCATACTTGACAAGATCGAGCAATTCGCAGGACAGGGATTGACCGAAGAACAGATTGCGCACTCTATTGGGATCGGCTACTCGACATTACAATATAAAAAGAAAGAGATTAAGGAAATTCAGGAGCGCTTAAAAAGGGGAAAGTCGAAAGGAATCAGCGCGGTCACAAATAAATTATTTCAACGTGCCCAAGGTTTTTACATCGAAGAAGAAAAAGTGTTCTGTGATAAAGGCCGCATAATCACGCACACGATCAAAAAATACTTTCCACCGGATTTGGGCGCAATGGCCTTTTATCTGAAGAACCGTGACCCGGAGAACTGGAAGGAACGCCACCACGTCGACCAGACCAGACACCACGCCCCGACAGAAT